TTAGTGTCGGGAAACCTTTTCGCCAACTCTTGCACAATTATTTCTGTCGATTTATTCATAATATATTTACTCCTTATCATTTAATATAGGTATATTGTACCACGCATACACCCATTTGTCAACACTTTTTTAAAACTTTTTTCACTTTTTTTCACTTTACGCGACCGCTTTGCCGAATTTAGTCATCAGTACTTTATTGAGTTTCTTACTCTTTGCAAATTTCTTAAATGCATTCCTGATGTTTGCATTACTTGCATCTTCTGCAACCTCAAACTCTTCTTCAGTTGTATCCAGTGTTTTACCACCTTTGACTAAGTAGTATTCTGAATATCCTAAAACATTATTAACTGTAACACATTTGTTTTTTCTGTATTCTTGGCCAGCTGATTTTCTATAATCATCGGCATATACATTAAGTTGGTCTGCAATGTCCCATAGTCTGTGTCTCCACTCTGCACCACTCTCAGCCATGAAGAAGCCAATGTTATTGGTCTTATACTTCTTCTTGATATTTGTAAGAAGGGCCGTAGTTAGTCTCTTACCAAACCTACTTGATTTAATTTTTGATCCATCAACATTAAGCATAATTTCTGAAGTACTTGGTAGAACTGCTTTATGTTGGTTGGTCGCATTAAGCATTGAATATCTATGCACATTATTTGCATCACCATCTGTAAAGGTTATGAAATTCATTTTTTCAATATTATGCTTTCTTTTAAATTTCTTAATTAAGTGATGTGAAACTACCAATGCTTGATTAAGTGGAGTTGATCCCCAATCCTCATATTTACAAAATCTGTAGTAATATTTACCGATAGACCTTTGATATAGAAAAGACATTGATTCCATATAATCAGCCTTACTAAAAGAGGAAGAACATATTAATGGCATTGATAAGCCGTCCATTTCTAGGCATCCATCAAAGTATATTTTCTCTTTAGTATCCCAGTCCAATTCTGGATTTGTTGAGGTAAATCCATATACATCAAATGGTATATTAATAGCTTTACAAAATGTAACTAAATGCATAACTTGTTGCATAACATATTTCATTGATGTGGACATTGATCCAGACATATCAATTAACATTATCATACCATGACTTTTGGCATCTGCCAGTTTTGTTGCTTGTAAAAAGATGTCTTCGTTAGTCTTGTATGACCACAACTTATTAACATCTATTGTACCAGTTTTGGATGTTTGAGCCCTAGAATATTGATAAGCAGACTTTTTCATTTCAAACTCTCTTACTGCAAAAGAGACATTCTTTTTTAACCCTTTCATGTAACTTTTAAATTCTGGACAATCTACATTGCCTAGATTAGGTTTTTCATCATCAGAGTACCAAGAAGGCTGATCTTCGTCTACCCATTTTCTTCTAGCAGCCTTAAGTTTTGCATAAGGTATCACTGCCTTATCTATAATGGTTTTAGTAACATCTTCTACATAAACAGGTTGTTCTCTATCACCACCAGCAACTAAAGATTTTTCTGCGGCCCTAAAGGCCTCGTCCGTAACCGATACATCCTCTTCATGGACAGGAGTAGCTGCATTAACAGTCGTTTCTACTTCTTCCGAACCCGATTCTTCTCCTTCGCTTTGACCTTGTCCTGAAGTTTCTGTTTCATCTTCTTCTTCGTCTTCGTAATCATCATGACCTGATTGTGGCTGAGATTCTTCTTGTTGTGTTTCTTCGTCTTGGTTATCATCTTCGTTGACCTCAGGTTGAGGTTCTGGTTTTTGAATTAATTCTGGAGTATTTTCTTTTGTGTAGTCAAGGATATCCCTAACAAGTTCCAGTACTTCGTCGAACGTATCTGTATTTAATGATCTGGTTAGGAAAACCTTTTCTTCTGGAAGGAAAGGGACTTCCAACTTAGTTCCTAGTTTAGTCTTTAGGTTTATTTTATCAATAAGTTTAATTGAATCCCAATCTAGTGCATCCAAGGGGCCAAAGAATTCCCTATCCAATAATTTTTTGTAACCTCTATTAAAGCAACCTACAAGACCTGGGTATCTAGCCTGAATTTTTCTTTCAATTCTGGCATCTTCTACTACATTAATATAAGACCTTGGGCATCCTGCAAGTTTTTCTGGACTATCATGCCATCCTTCATATGGGGTTTCCAGTGCATGGCCAACCTCATGACCAACAAATAAGTCGTAAACATCTTTGTGCATATCTTCCCATAAAGGAAGTCCTAGTACACGGTCTTTGATATCAAACCAGGCTGTATGGTAATTACCATGTCTAACAGTAACATTTTCCTTAGCCAGTAGTTTGGGTAGTAACGACGAATTTTGCATATGTTCTCCTTATCCTTTAATATATGTATATTGTATCACATTTAGCACCATTTGTCAACCTTTTTTTGTTACAATTGTGTTACAATTGTGTTACATTTGTGTCCAAATGTTACTTTTCGGTCATCTAATTTTACTAAAGTTACGATTCTTGAAGAACTCTATCTTGCTTCTAAATTTATCTTGTAATATGTCGCCTTTGTGGGATATAATAAATACATTGGAATCTGCATCCAAAGTATCCAGTATTTTTGTAAGGTTATCTACACCATCTACATCCAGACTGGAATCAAAGGTTTCATCCAATACTAATAGATTAGTTGCTGCAGAGTTTTTCATTTTGGCAATTTGTCTCCATGTAAATAATAGTGATAAGTCAATTCTTTGCTTTTCCCCTTCCGAGAATGATGCATAGTTAAATGAGTCACGATGTCTTGATCTAATAGTCTCATTAAAGTTTTCATCTAGATGGAATGCAACAAAGAAATCCAATACTTGCAGATACTGGTTTATCAGACGGTTCATCACCGGTAAATATTGCTTGATAACCTTTGTCTTGATACCAGTATCTTTAAGCATTTCCCCTATAACTTCGTTATATGTTCTTTCTTCTACGAATCTTAGTTTCTTTTCTGTTGCAATATCTTTTGAATCTCTAAATTTGCCTAGGTCTTTCTTTGCACCTTTAAGGTCTCCAGACTGGCCAGATAAATTATTAATTTCTTTTTGTATTTTATCTACTTCTTTTTGTATTACGGAAATTTTATCGTTATTGGAATTAATTCTTTGCTGTCTTTGTCTTAGCTGATTTAATTTATCTTTGATATCATTACCTAGCTTTTCTGTGGTTACCACTTCTTTCTGCACTGACTTAATATCAGCCTGTACAGTTGCAGCTTCTTGGCCTAAGACTGCAAGTTTTTCTTTCTTAATATCTGCAGATATATCTTGTTCGCATGTTGGGCATATATCATTATCTTCAAAAAATCTTGCATCTTTAACTAATGTTTTTATTCTACTATTATGATTTGCCTGTGCACCTTTGATATCAGACATCTTTTCTAAGAATTCACTATGCTCTTTTTCTTCTTGAGCAACTAATGCACTTAGATTTTTACCTACCTTTTTAGAATCCTCAAACAGTTTGGTTATTTCAGTCTTATGGTCATCAAGAGATAGTTTCTTTTGTTCAATCATATCCTTATTTAAGGATTGCAAATCATTAATGTATTTTGACTGTGAATCAATCTTTGTCTTATATAAGTCTATCTGATGGTTTATATCTACTAGCTCATCTTTGATTTTAGTATTCCTTTCTCGCAATAACATATTCATCTTAGAAAATATCTGAATGTCCAATAGGTCTTCTATTACATTTCTACGTGACCATGCTGGTAATTGCATAAATGGGATAAAAGAACTAGAACCTAAGACCACTACTTGATGGAATGATTTATGATTTAGTTTTAATATATTGCTTTCTAGGAACTTTTGATAATCTCTAACATTAGATGATTGGTTAATCATATTGCCATTCTGCCAGATTTCAAATTTATTTGGTTTAATACCTCTCACGATTTTAAACTCAGCATTACCAACATTAAATTCTATCTCAACCATTGCCTTCTTATTATTAATAGAATTCAATAATTGATATTTACCTATATCTCTGTGTGGTTTACCAAATAGTCCGAAAGATAATGCATCCAATAATGTGGATTTACCTGCGCCATTTTGGCCTACTATAAGAGTTGTTGGGGATTTGTCAAGTTTTATTTCAATAAAATCGTCACCAGTGGAGAGGAAATTCTTCCACTTACATGATTTAAAATGTATCATACTACCTCTAGATTTTGTGCTTCAGTATAAAGCTTCCTTAATTCAATTTTTAAGTGATCTTTATCAAGATCTGTATCAACTGCCTCAACATAGGAATCTAAGAGCTCTGTAGTATCTTCTAGGGATATTTTCTCGTCATCTACGCTTTCTCCCAAATACTCCTCAAATGATTCTGCAATCTTGAGTTCATATGTTTCAATAGACTGTAACTTGTCTACAAATTTATCAAACATATATAAGTCATTTTTATTTATAACAATTAGTTTGATAAACTTTTGTTTACATTCTGATATGTCATATTCGTTATAATCTGTCTTTGAATCATCATATATAATCTTTTTAAACATGGTGATAGGATTACGGACAGGTGTTACTTCTCGGGTTTCCGTATCTAATACATGAAAGTATTTAGGATCGTCAACATCAGCCCAAGTAAACTCCATTTGTGACCCAAGATAATGGACATTACCTTTACTTGATTTTGTATGGAAATGGCCAGATAAAACCATTTCAAATCTGGAAAAGATATCAGCATTCATTCCATGTGGATTAGGCATACCTGCCATCATTTCAAAACCTTTTAACTCCAGATGTGCCCCTAAAAATGGAGCCTCACATTTCATAGCAAATTTAGTGTATTCTTCATAGTTGCCATTATTAATCCATGGTATAACTGCAACACCTAGACCATCATAGTCCAGCACAGTTGGTTTCATTACTATGTTTACATTACTGGTAAAATAACCAAGCAGCTCTTTGAGACTACACAATTCATTTGTGTTTTTGAAATAGACGTCATGATTTCCGGGAATAATATCCATGGTAATACCGGCATCGCGCATAGGCTCAAGAAAATGCTTCCTATTAGCATTAAGTGCTTTAAAGTTAACGAATTTTCTGTGTTCATAGAAATCTCCTAAGTGCAAGATGTTGGTAATGTTATGTTCTTTAAGATATGGGAAAAATATTTCGGTATAAAATCTATCTGCGTAATTAAGAAATATGTCAGATGAGTTACGTGTACCACAATGGGTATCATTCAATATTGCTACTTTCATATATTATAGCATAAAGAGTTCTAATTTCTCTTTTGCTTTTTCCTCCTTTGCAAATTTCTTAATGGCAGCATCCTTTGTTCGGACAGTAGATATTCTTTGTCTTAGTGTATCTACATACTGCATTGTTTGTTCAGCACCTGCATCGTCCATACCCATGGCAACAAAGTCTTCAATACCCATCTTCTCGATGAATTTAAATTTAATATCTTGCTGTTTCTTTTCCTTGGTTATTCGCCTAATAAAGGCGAAATAGCATATTTGGGTAAAGTAAGAGAACGCATTAGGTTTACCAGTCCTGGTTGCTGTTTCAATGTTATAGTTACCAATCGCCCTCAAGCAATTTTCAACGGCATCCATTACCATTTCTTCTCTATAGGTATATCGAACAAAGTTCGGTCTGTGGGATAATCCTTCAGCAATCTTGATAAAGCATGTTGCAATGTAATCGGTTACTTTAGGAACTTCTAGGTTTTTTTCTTTGGCCGTTTTACTAGATAATGCATAGTCATAGACGGCTTCTGAAAAGTCACGGTTGTTAACATAATGTGGTTTTTCTTTGGGCTTAAGTTTTGCCATAGTGGGTTTCCTCCATAATAAGTATATTATACTACGTTTTCAATCAAATGTAAAGTGTTTTTTTATTAAAATAATTGCAGAAAATGGTTGACAAAACGGGCTAAATGGTATATAATAATATAGTACCCCCGAGGGAGAAGAGGTATACCCTATTAATGTATAGTCTCCTTAGCAGTATTGAGTTCATCTTCGTGGTATTCTTCATATTCATCACTTTCAATGTTTAACTTATCCATAATGTTTTTAGTAAGAGATTGCATGGCTTCTTCTTCTGTTCTAATTATGGGTGTTTCTTTTGTGGCTAGAGCAAACTTTACATAAGTTGCTTTTACATCATCTATAATGCTTACATCTCCCACAATTTGTATTTTATTTATTGTATAGGCCTTTTGCTTTGAGAATGGGAACCAATCAGCCAGCTGGTATCCTCCCATCATATTGGAATATACAATTACAGGTCTTTCTATTACATAATTACTAGGGTTATCAGAACTAATTAAAGCAATGATGGTTTCACCACTTACTAATTTAAATTGTCTAATGTTTAAGTTTTCCATATTATATATTTATATCAAATAGCTTGTAGTCAAAGTGTTCTTTGGCGTATATTTTTATGCGCTCTGCAGCATGCTGTAATGTGTAATTCTTTCTGGACTTCCAATGTAAGTCATCTGCTATATCATATACCTTAGTATCCATACCATCAGCAGACTTTCTTAAACCTCTTCCTATACTTTGCAAAACCCTAATCTGAGACTTACTTGGTGAGGCAAAGATAATGTTATGTAAACGCTTAATATTAATACCAGTAGAGAAAGTACCCATACTTGCCACAATAATCGCATCGCTTTCCCTTTCAGTAATGGCCCTAATCTCTTCTCGCGTATCCACATCGGTTTCACCACTGACATAAAACAATCTCCTCTCTATAATATCCATCTTTTCAAATTTTTTCTTTAACATATCATGTAAAGGTTTTCCGTGCTTATCAACATATTGGAATAATATAAGTGTATTTCCATTATTATCCATAGCTAGATTGGAAATAAAGTTATTACGTGGCTCATATTTTACAATAAAATCCATTTCTTCTTGGTAGTCTCTTTTAACTCTACAATGCTCATCACTATATTTTAATAATAATATATTAATATCCAATTGAGCTAGATCGTTACTATCCATTAATTTCTTAGTAGTAGTAACCTTATGTACAGGCCCGAACAGTCCTTCTAATACTAACTGATGAGTTTGTGTTCCGTCCAGAGTACCAGTAGTACCTATTCTAATTTTAGCCTCAGAACATTTTTCAAGTATTGCTGTGAGGGATTTGGCTTTAAACTGATGAGCCTCATCGCCTATAACCATTCCAAAAGGTTGAAACCATGCATGATTCATCTTATAAATTGACTGCCATGTGGTTATAATAACTCTTTGTGATATATTATATTTTTCTTTACCAGCATATATTCTATGACAATTTTCAGATACTTCCCATTCATCAAACTGGGAGTAATCTCCAAAGTCTGAATACATCTGCTCTACTAAAGATGTTGTAGGTACTATTAATAATACATTTTTATCTGTAGCTTCTAAAAAGAATCTCATTGCCATGTAAATGATAAGGGACTTACCAGATGCTGTAGGTGATAATAGAAGTGATTGGTTATTAATCAGCGCGTGTTCTAAGGCTTCTAATTGGTAATCCCTAGGTGTTATTTTTTCTCCACCTGCTGTCAGGGTTAGTTCTTCTAAAAATGATGGGATATCTATTTTATTTAGAGCACCTGGCATACCATATACTGAATTATTTTCTAACTCAATATCGTAACAACGTGCATCAGCAAACTCTTTTAGATATTTAAATAAACCTGTATATAAGGTTTTCTTTCTAAGGTCATATAATCTTATTTTGCCATCCCACATCCTATTTTTATATGCTGGCATGAATTTATAACCAGGTACATAGAAACAAAAGTGCTCAGACAACTCTTGCTCTATAGAAGGTTCTGTGGTAATCTCCAAGAACGCTTCATTTTTCTTTTTTATTTTTATTAAGTCCATTGTGGTCCGACAACCCATCCAACGATAGAGTATCGTGTTCCTTGTGTTAGTGGTGTAATTCTGTGGTGCATAATAGAAGGGAATACAATAATAGAGCCTTGTCTTCTAAGCTTTGATAGGTCGATATTATCAGCATCTCTAAATTGAAAATCTCCGCCAGTATATTCATTTGAATTTGATAGTTGTATTATATATGTAAATTTTCTATGTTGTGGATTATCCCAAATAACATCTTGGTGCCAATCATATTTACCACCAGGCTGGTATCTAAGTAATTTGGTTTCTTCTATAAACTTTATATTATATCCGAAACTTTTATTTCTTTGCTTTACCAATGTAGCTACTTTTTCATCTAGCCATGAAAATTTATGTGTTATATTATATGTATCAACCACACGAGCATGCGAATTTTTAATGGTCTTACCTTTAGACCATTTGGGAGTTATTGCAAATATAGCTTTTAAATCAGTTGCTGATAAAAAATTATTAAATACCACTTGTGAATTTTCTCCACTCTATCATATTCTTTATATTTTGATGACGCCACTTAATGTTTTCCATAATTTCTTTAAGTGTATCACATAATTCTTTTTGATATTCCATCTTGGCTTGATGTTCTTGTATAATAGGGTCAGCATCATACCACTTATCCATATCACCCTTTAGTACGGTTAGACCATTCAGTGGATCATAGTCCCAACCTTTAGAGTCCATTTCTTCTTTTGATAATTTGCCATTATAGTGCATAAATTTATCTCTAAGTATTACCTTAAAGTCAAGGTCAAGTTTTTTCAACTTCATTTTATTTACACTATAAAGTTCTAGGTATTTTGCGTGGAGTTTTGCGGAGTCTCTGGACGATTCATCGAGACGCATATCATCTATAGGTGAATCTTTTTTCCACATTTCAAGTATTTTTTCTAAGTTATTCATAATAAATCCTGCTATTAATATACTATTATATCATGCTTTACTGCAAAAGTAAAGTGTTATTTTATTTCAAATGTAGTATACTTTAAAGTCACATCAGCTTGCAAGTATTCAATCTCTGTTTGTTGTGTAGAAAACTCTAATGATGATAAATTAGTAGGGAAACAATCCTTAAATATAATTTCTTTGGTAACGTTATTGTGAGAAGACAGTATGCTTAAAGTGGCATCTGCAACTTGATTTTCTGGATTAGATACAAGTCTATGCATCCAATTAAACATCTCTATATAATTTTCCATATCTTCGGTAATATTAAATCGTAATGCAAGACTGCTAAAATTTATTCTATCACCACTCACTGCTGTATTAACAGTTCTATATGGTACTGGTGCCTCTGTAACGGATATATCAGGTAGTGTTACTGCAGTACAAAAATACTCCAGATTAGGATATATTGCACTATCAATCTTAAATTGAAATCCTACTGGACTTAAAAAGTTTTTATTCGTCGTCAGTGTCGCCATCTTCTTCCT